AGCTATATCTGCAGCACCTGAAGCTGTTAACGAAAGTGTGTCAGTTGTTTCCATAACCACTTTGTTACCAGACAATAATTCAAGCGTACCACCTACAGGTATGGGTGCATTAGTTACTAACTCAACTGTTTGGTTAGCTTCATTATTTGCACCTGCTCTGTTGGAAGTATCTGAACCTAAACTTACTGTTGCAGTGACTTGTGCTGTAGTTGTGTTACCTATCATAATACCAAGAACCACAGTTGTTGTGGAGCTAGCTACTGTATAAATAACATCAGCGCTAGTTACACCTGCTTTTGATACTAATTTAAAAGTATTGGCCATTTACCCTCCTATCCTAATGCAATAGCTAATGCTGTTGGATCTTCTGTTGAAAATCCCGCACTAGATAAATATGTTTTTAAATCTGATAAAGCAACCTGCTTCATCGTTCCTGCATCATTGGTAACCACTCTGTCAGCGTCTACTAAAGTTGTTGATGAAGCAGCAGTATCACCATCCATGATATTTAATTCTGTAGCTGTAGCAGTTACACCATCAAGTATATTTAATTCAGCGGTGGTCGATGTGACACCGTCTAAAATATTTAATTCAGATGCTGTTGATGTAACGCCGTCTAAAATATTTAACTCCGCAGTTGTTGCAGTCACGCCGTCCAACAGGTTTACTTCTGTGGCTGTAGCAGTAATTGCTACGTCTTCATTTAGTTTTGGTGAGGTTAATCTTTTATTTGTCAGTGTTTGTGTAATATCAACAGCGACTAAATCTTGTGTGTCACTGCTACCACTGTTAGGCAATCTTAAAGTATTGCTCGCGCTAGCTGCATGAGGCTGTGGTTGTAATGTTTGAAAATGGGCATTAGATACTTCACAGTAAAGTTTAAGAGAGGCTGGTGAGCCACTATTTGACTTAAAATCAATGACACCACCTAAAACAGTGAGATCATCACCCACTGATAAATCAGCAGGTAAAGTTACATTAGAACTACCATCCTCATGAACTGCTTTGCTAGCAGGCATGGTGCAAAAAACATCCTTTGTTCCAGCACTAAAGTCAACTGCGCTATCACTGTTGGAGCTAGATATAATTGTAGTTCGAGCTAAAGTATCTGGAGAGGCATCTGTTATAGTGCCTAAACCAACTTCGAATTCAGCACTACTTCTGTGAACAATCGCATAATATGTAGTATTGCTATTTCCAATTCCTGCCACAAAGGTTTCGAAATTAGTTTGGGCACCACCCAAATTAATCGTACCTGTTCCGGTCGTAGTGGTGGTTTCTTTAACTCTGTCGTTTAAAACTAAAGCCATAACTTATTACGCAATCCTTATTATAGCTGTTGAAGCACCTGCTGCAGGGAACTGAATTGTAAAGTCTCCGTTAGTAGCAGTTTTTGTTCCTCCAAAATCTAGCACAACTACAAGCTTATCACTGTTCGTATCGTTATAAATAACAGCGCCTACTGCTGATAAAGTTACTGATGAAAAAACTTCATCTGCAAAATCAACAAGAGCTGTGTTACTCGCAACTGAAACGGCCTGACTATCTAATGCATTTCCACCAGCAGAATAATTAGTACCTGAAGAAGAAACTTCATTAGTGGTAGAATATGTAGTGCTTGATGTGGAATATCCAGAGATGTCTGTGTATAAAGCTATTTTAAAAGTATTGCCACCGTTGGCAAAATTATGTGTGCCAGATAAGAGTTCTGATTTGAATGCATCTGGTATTATGTTAGCCATTTATCGTCTCCTTTTATTTCATTTTCGGTTGTGGTGATTGTAAGTCTAGACGAATTGCACCACTAGTGTATTCGTCTCTGCGTCTTCGGCCTTGTTGTTCTGCCGCAAACGTTTGAAGCCCCTCTTGATAAGATGCCTCATAAATTTGTATCATATTATCGGGCCCTTTCAAGTATTTTAGGGTTTCTACCATGCACCCATAGATTAATAAGTCTTGAAAGTTATTAGATAAATAAGTGCTACTAGAGTCAGATGTTGTGATTGTATCTGGTTGTTTTATGTAAGCCAAGGTTATCCTATAAGCTGCGTCGGGCGTTGGAGCCACAACCCAGTTGTCAGAATCCCAATGAGCATAATATCTAGGAGTTGCATAGTCACTAGAGTTATCCGGGTCAGGAAAATACTCTGCTAAGAAAGAAGTATCCACTTGCTCTAAGAAAAATTGATCAGAAGTCGTTGGATTTGTTAGCTGAACATATCTAATAATTCTAGTGTCGGACGGAACAGTCACAAATCTATTTCCTATTGTTAAATCTGAGTTTGCGTAAAATTTTGTATCATCAGAATCAACGGCTCTGAAAATTCTATTTTCTACATTTTTAATTATTACATCTAGAACAGCGTCAGTTAAAACTCCACTATCTGTTTCACTATAGTTTCTAATATTAGTTCTTAATTCACTAAGGGTCATTGTCATGGTGATATTGTTACGGGTCCTGCTGAAGCAATTCCGCCTCCTCCTTTTGTATTACCTGCTGTTGCTGTATCAGTATCCACACTAAAAGTATAAGTGTCATCATCTACTTTAGTAATTGTGTAACCGGCTGCTTTATTAATATTGGTTGCAGTTATACCGTCAAAAGTAGAAGCATTTCTAAAACGAACTGTGTCACTGGTAGATCTTCCGTGATTAACCTCTGTAACAGTTATTGTAGAAGAGCTTGCACTACCTGTTTTAAAAGAATTAATATTTAATAAAACAGAAACTCCAGGCTCCGTTCTATCTACTCTAGAATTTTGTAATGCCTCTGGATCTGCAGAGTGAACTTGTAATTCTAGTTGTGGTTGTTTGGGTTCAAACTCAGAAATATGAACTCTAGAACCATTCCACTCAGTAACCATTTCATCATATGGAAACTCCATACCACTTCTATCTGATATCGATTTAGCGTATTTACCTTTTGCAAAATTTGTCATGTTCCTGGATAATATACCTTTGGTGTTAGATAAGTGCTAGTAGAGGAGCTGTCCTCTGTAAGGGCCCTGCCTAACTCATCTTCATATAATAGTTTTAAATTTTGTGATCTGTCAGGAGCTATTTTTAAACTTAAATAGTAAGCTAACCCTGCACACATACATGGAATAAAACGATACACTACATCTGTTTGATTAGTGTATGCGCCTGCGTCTTCAATTCTTTTTAAATAATAAAATTTTAACAAAAAGCTAGATCCAGAAAAACTACTGCTTGGGGTCTGATATAAAAAAATACTAGGTGATGTAGTTCTATCTACATAGTATTGACTAGGAGTGCCTTTAGATAATTTGTTTGCAATTGATGAATAAGCAGATCTATCTATTTTTGTTATTGGCTGATCAACTGGAGCTGTTGTAGTAGAATTATCTCTCACATAAGCTTCTAATATTTCATTTATGTTTCCTGGAAAATTAGTGCTATCAGTCGTTGCATTATACTCTGCCTGTCCCTCCACTAAAGGAACTGAGGCTAAGTCTACTTTCCATAAATGAAGACCTCTGTTTCCCCACTCAGAAAATAAAATATTTAAAGAACGTCTAGCACTCTTTAAACCATAACCAGTTCGAGCTGTCATTCCACATCGCTCGTATGCTTCTTGAATTATTTCATCAATATCTAGGTCAAAAGCTGTAGTGCCTGAAGTAGCCATTTCTTAACCTTACTTATCAATCATTAAGGTAGCTGCGTCTATGTTTGTGATTGTAGAAACTTTCATTCCGCCAGGAAATAATATTCCGTCCTCTGGAATATTCATAGAAAATACATCACCATTAGGAACGTCAGCTTGAAATAAACTTGTGCTATCTGTGTTGTCTTGCAAAATTATAGTCCCTGCTCCACCACCATCAGAAGCTAAAATAATACCTCTAAGTCTAGTTCGACCTGCGAAGACCGCTCCCGTCGCTGTAACTCTAACAGCTTTTACGTCGCCTTTACTTGCCATTTTAATCTCCTTTGTAGGAGCTCTCTAGGAGAGCTCCTAATTAATTATTAACTTACTGCTGCACTAAATGGTGTAGCTAAGTTTCCTGTTCCACCCGTAAATACTTTAACTGCGTACTTACCTGAAGCGAGAACTGTACACTCAATAGTAGCGTGAGTTACTCCCCCAGTTGTGGAGCCATTTAAAGTTATGGTGTCTGAAGTTGAAGCTGTCATAAAGCCTTCCATGTTATCACTAGTATCAGTGTCAACAATAGTTGCCATACCTGTCATGACATCAGTTGCGTTTGCAACTTGTACCACTAAATCACCTGTCTTAGTGATTGAATTTACAATTGTAAATTTAGCACCAACATTATTTAGATTGTTTAAGTCTGGTCCTGGTCCTGCAACTGCAGAATCAGAATTTGCGTTTGTAGCTGGTAATGTGTAAGTCACTGCACCTGCAGCATCGTTGTGCACGATTCTACCTGCGTGATCAGCAACTGTTAAAGAAATACTAGAATCAGCATCTACAACATTACCTGGTCCTGTATTAAAAAAACCTTTTTTAGATACGACCGGACCTTGAAATGTGGTTGTTCCCATTTTTTACCTCCGTAGTAAAATACATACAGTCTCTACGTACGTCTGCTAGGTCAGTCTGTATGTTGTTTTATTCCTAGAAGGCCTAGTATAATGAATTTTATAAAGAGAGCAAGTTTTTACTCTTGAAAGAATAAAGGACTCTCATACTGTTTTAAATCTCTCCATCTCATTTTTGCGACGACTCTTTTAAGTTTTTCTTGAATTGCTTTCATCTCAAGAGTCTCTTCACCTGCATTTAAATATTGAGAATTCCACTGAGATTCTAGCTTGATTTTCTCAGCGATTAGAGATTGTGATATGACGGTCATAATATAACTCCTTGTCTATATTATCCGCTTTTATTTTGTACACGATTTTCCCATAAAGTCAAGGAACTTTCCCATAAAAAAAGGGGCCATAAGGCCCCTTTTAAAAGTGTTTATAAAACTACTTATTATGCACCTGGTGAACCAAAGATACCTCTGAAGTCAGAGAAGCCGAAAGAATATCTTTCTCTTGCTTTGTATCTTACGTTACCAGTATCAAAGTCACCTTCCATTGAAGTTTTGATTGGTGATCTTTCAAAGTATTTCATACCGTTAGGAACGTCAGTAAGAATGAAGAAAGCGTCGGTATCAGTTAAATAGTTGTTAACTGCATATCCTTGTGGGATCATACCCATGCTCTTCACAGCGTTTAAGTCGTTGTCAGCTGTTCCAACTCTATTTGCAGAGTTTAAGATTCTCTCTGCAGTGAACTGAAGCTCTGAAGGAATGATTAATTTCACACCTCTAGCAGCAACTTTCAATCCTCTTTCATCTGTGAAAGCATTAATATCAATTAATGACTGTTCGATAGATGTTTCGGAAAGGTCAGCAGCAGTTGACAATTCATTTCTCTCTGTTCCAAAGATAGTTGGGTGGTCAGTAGCACAAAGCTCTTTACCATCACCGCCTGCAAAGCTTGAGTTAAAAGCTCTGTTAAGTACGTTGGCAGCTTTCACCTGTTTGGTGTTAGCCATCGAACGTGCTAGTGCCTTTGTGTACCTGCTAGACAATCTATCATACAAGTTGTCCTCAATAGCTTCTTCAGTTATTGCAAAAGCTAATGCAACAGTCTCGTGTTGGTATCTTGCTGTGTAGGTTTCTTGCGCGTTGTCAAAGACAACTGCAGAACCCTCAGGTTTTACAGAGGCGTTAGCAAAACCACTTAACATTACTTCTTCTTCAAAAGCTCTGTCAGAAGTTTCTGTGGTGTAGATCTCTGCGTGTTGATTTTCATAACGATTATATTCCAAGCCGAATAGTGCATTCAAACCTGGCTCTAGTTCTTTAACTAGTTGATTACGTGATATAGCCATAATTAAATACTCCTATTATAATGCTGTGTGGAACGTGTGTTCGTTGATGTAAACAATGTAGTTTACATTATCTGAACCCAAGTCGCTGTTTTCTGGATCAGTAGATATACCGACAACTCTTAGTTGACCGTCAGTTGCAGCTAAATCGGACACGTCTAATTCAACATTGGATGTTCCATTTACAGTTGAACCAGTAGCGTACACAATGTCTGCCACTTTAAATATATCTGTTCTTGCTGAAGCACCATCACCTTGTACCTCAAATCTCTCGTACGGATCGTCATATACGAAAGCATCAATATCACCAGTGGTGATATTTGTTTGTGTGTAATGGTTTCGAAACGTTGGTTTTCCGGTTGTTGGATCTGTAAAGTTACATCCCCAAAATACACCTAGTAGTGTATTGCCAGCAGCTGCCACATCAATAAAACCTGTGTTAGAGGCTTGTGGTATAACAGGGTCACCTTGGAAGATAGAAGACGCTTCGTTGTCTGCTATCTGATATTCGGACATACCCTGGTTATCTGCGTTTTGTCCAATCTTACCAACAGGTTTCAAACCACTTGGGCTATCTTGATTTGCCATTTTGTTTTACTCCTTTGTTAGTTTAATTGATGATTCGGAATAACTAAAAAATTAGTTTTTCTTGGAGCCACCAAAAGTTACACGGCTTTGTCGATCTTGATTGATCGGCATCGCATTATGCTGCTCCTTCATAAGGTCGTTTTCAACTGCCTGTTCTCGATCAGATATTTGTTGTTTAAAATATTCTTCTCGTGACTTCGCGATCTCTTCCGGTATCCTAGCCAGCAATAGGCCACCAACTCCGATTACCCCAGAATGTTTGCCGTCTTGTACAGAGGGAAAATCTCCCTCTGGATATTCATCAGCTCTCACTAATTCCCATCCAGATCTCATTTTACCCATGATATTTTTAGTATCATCAAAACCCATACTTTCAGCTCTTATCCAACGGTGTCTATAACCTGTTGGGGCAGGGGGTGCATCTAAAGATGATGGAGGAGTCCAAACTTGTTTTCGAGCTTCCTTAGCTCTAGTTTGACTCGCGCGGGAAGTTTTATTTATTTTATTTTCATTTTCCATATGCCTATACCTCCTTAGCGATTAATTGTTCCGCATATTTTTCAAGTGGCACACCTAATCGTTTAGCTATTGCGACTTGTGAGGGTGTGAGTTTCACAGTCTTGCGGCGTCCTGTTGTAGCCGGACGTTTGGCTGAAGCTACAGTTTGAGAAGGTTTCTCTTGTGTAGTGTTTCCTGTTGTACCAAATTTCTGAGGGAATTCAAGTCTTATCCTTTTATCCACTTCTTGATAATACTCGTCACTAGAAGGATCATATCCCTCCTCCTCAGTCAGCTTCTTATGTATGTCAAATGCTGTGTAAGTCATAGCATTATCAGTTCCAAACCAAGTATTTTTTGCCGCCCAGGCCTCTGCTTTGGGGTCCATTTGTTGAGCTGCTTGCTTTAATTGAGATGCATTAGCGTATCCTCCCTGTGATTGTGCAACAGGTTTTTCCTCTTCTTGTAAAGATCTAGTGGGTTTTTGAGCTTTAACTTGGTTAAGTCTAGCCGCATCCATGGTCAGAGCAGATATCTCTGTTTGAGCTGCTATCTGTCCATCGACATCTTGTGCGTCAATTGCAGCTTTCAGTTTTATCTTGGCTGCTTCAAGATTAGATTTAACTCTGTTTTCAAACTCAGAAACATAATTAGTGTCTAAGCTTTGATATCTATCTTGTAGCTCTTTTGATTTATCTGTGACTGTTTTTGCGTATGCTATTGCTTCTTCTTTCTGACGTTCTGCTTCACGCATTTTACGTGTAAGCTTTGCTATTCTCTTTTTGACACCCTCACTATATTGTTCAAGTTCTTCTTTCTGTGGTGCCTCTTCTTTTGTCTCTTCAGTTTCTTGTGTTGTATCTTCTCCCGAATCAGGTACTTGCTCGACCTGTAACTCCTCTTTTTGCTCTGGTGCAGAATTATCTTTTTCTAGGTCTATTTCTGCTCCTTCTGTTTCACCAACATCTACCATTGGTTCTTCTTTTTTTAGTTCTTCGGGCATAGTATTCTCCTATGTTTATATGTGATGTAGAATATCCTCGGGATTGTTAATGGTCCCTAAGACTTCATCATCATTTAGTAGTCGCACTTCTCCACCCTCTATGGGGAGACGTGATCCAGCGTATCGAGCAAAAATAACCCAATCGCCTTTTTTGCACCAAGGGCCTGTATAAAATTTGTTTTCATCTTTATAAGCCAATGGTCCAACCTTTATAACATAGCCACAATTTGTAGCTATTCGTAACTTGTCTAATGATTCTTGAGCGATGATAATACCACCTTTGGTTTTATCTTTCGGCTCGAAGGGTAAAACTAGTATTCTCCAACCAGAGGGAGTAGGTAATTTTTCTAATAGTTCTTTAGATATATTCTCAGCTCTAACTTTGTTTTTATCTTCTTCTGCTTGCTTTTTATCTTCTTCTTTATACTTTTCTTGTAATGCATATTTAGTCATCAGTTTGCTCCTTGTTTTCTAGCAGGTTAGAGATTTCCTGTAGTGTTTGTTCAAAAGCTTGAACTTTGCCGATAAGATATTGATATTTTTCAAGAGTGTCAACACCAGACATCACTGTGTTTTGACAGTCTTCAATAGATTGTTTTAAGTGTCTTTGTAATTTGTAGACCACATTAAATTCTTCCATTATTTTTCCTTTCGTATATTTTTACCACATGAGTGATCCAAAGACAGAGGATGAAGATCTAACAGTAATAGTAGAGTTTGAATTTGAATTGCCTACTATTCATTAGGCCTTCTGTGTTTTTCTAATACTTTCTTTACCTTTCTTAAAAATACTAGCGACTTGTGTTTTTCCCATGACCTTAGCTCTTTGCTCTCCGACAGTAAGAATCTGAATTTTCCTTGCAAAAGGTTTTTTAATTTTTTTAACTTTTGCGACCGTCTTTCTTGCGTCAGCTGGAGTAGCAAATTTAATGCTAACAGTGTCCTTTGGATTTTCATCTGTGTATAGTCTTCTTCCAGAGCCCTTAGGCTTTTTTCCTGTTCCTACTTTTGGATCCGCCACTAATAACTCCTTTCAATGTTTTAGCTTGTCCAGCATGTAGCTTGGAAGCTTTCTTTAAACCTTTAATAACTTTTTTTATTTTATTTTTAGCTTGTTTCATTTTTTCCTCCTTCCAGCACAGTGCGCTTTTTCACTAAAACCTTTTGGATTATTACAATTAATTTTTCTTTTTCTTTTAAGTGACCACTTCTTTTTTCTAGGAGGCTTTGATATTTGCTTAGAGATTTGTGCCCTAGATATAGCCATGAGAAATTAGAAGTGGTCTAAGTTTTATTTTTTCTTTTTCTTTTTTTTAGCGTTTTTCTTTTTTGCCATTCCGCCGCCACGCATCTTTAGCATTCCGCCGCCACGCATCTTAGCAACGTTTTTCTTTTTTGCCATTCCTGGTGCCATTTTAGCCTCCTTGTTTAAAAAGCTTTTTATATTGTTTTTGTCTAGACTCTACTACTTCATTGTAATAGCCCTTGGGCCATTTATCGTAATAACCCATACGTTTTAGTTTACCAGATTCTTTTTGTAATTTCGAGAACTTTTGTATCAACATCATAGAATATTGAA